TTGGATAATTCTACTATGAACATCGATCAAGTTACTGGTCGGTGCTATAACAATGGAACGTTTGCTGCTAGATATATTGCTTCTGTCGATGAGCCTCTAACAAATGAATATGACATTGAAGGTGTTCTTTATGCAGTAACAAAAGCTGGGTATTTCGGCATTGGTGGGCGCGGAGTTGATCCTGCGAGCGATGCCGGAGGCTCCTATTATATGGCTCTGTTCCGTGCGGATACAGATGTAGTTGAGCTTCGCCAGCGTGATAGTGGCACAGAAACGGTTATAGACACTTATACGATTCCGGGTGGAGTCGTTGCTGGAACAACATACACTTTAAAGCTAGAGATAAGAAATTCAGCAAAGAAGGTCTATCTTGACGGCTTAGAAGTCTGTTCGGCTTCAGACAATAGTCATACAACAGCTGGTAAGGTCGTTCTTCAGGCAAACAATGGAACACGCAATACTGGCATTCACATCACATCACTGAACGCTTATGACCTGGAAGTTCCAGACTCAGCCAGCGTTCTTCCTTCAATTGTTCAATCAGCTTCCGTTAAGGAGGTTATGGCGGCAACGTCCGCGCAAAATCTCCCGTCAATAGAGCAATCGGCAACATTAGATAATTCGTCAATTTCTCCAACATTTGTCGAGGATACATTTACTCATCCTGGCGTTAGCACTGTTTTATTGACGGCTCATACAGGCGAAAGCGGTGTTACTTGGGCTGCTATGTCTGGTGGCCTAAATAATTCTGTTATGGCAATCGATCAAGTAACTGGTCGCTGCTACGTCAATGGTAATTTCCAATCGCGCTATATTGGATCGAATAGTGTTCCCGTCAATAACGAATATGATGTAACTGGAGAAATTTACGCAGTAACAAAAGCAGGCTTCTTCGGGATTGGCGGTCGTGCCGTAGATCCAGCAGACGATACCGGTGGCTCCTATTATCTGGCGCTTTTAAGAGCAGACACAGATGTAGTTGAGCTTCGCCAGCGCGATAGCGGCACAGAAACGGTTCTTGATACTTATTCAATTCCCGGTGGAGTTGTTGCTGGGAATACATATACATTACGTCTGAGAATCCGCGATGCGTATAAGCGGGTTTGGCTTAATGGCGTTCAGGTCTGCAACTCTACAGCTAATAGCCACACGACTACCGGAAAGGTTATGCTTTCCGGCAATCTTTCTTCACAGACAACAGGCTTACATATCACCCGGATTATCGGCGGTCATTTTATGGCCTCCGAAGTTTCAGCAAGTATTCTTCCGTCAATTATACAAAGCGCAGCAGCTACATCACTGTTAAATGATGCTGAGGGTACAGCCTCAAATATTCTTTCTTCGATTACGCAATCTGCTACTGGCGATATTGAGAATTTCTTTTTCGCAACGGCAGCATCAGTTTTACCTTCGATATTAGTATCGGCATGGTTATCACATTACACCCCACAAACTCGTCCGTTTGCTGACGAAAGTCATTGGAATAGAGTTCTTGGCTCGGAAGGGACACGCAGCCAAGCGGGCGTTGCTGCGGATTATATAGTCCAGCTTTCTACTTGGGATGGGGTTAATGAGTGGAGCGTTCCGGTTTATCACGCCACAATGTCCGACCCATTACAGCCAGTTCTTTTTAACATAGATGCTTGGAACGAAGTTGCAGGAGGAAACTGGGCACGTTCAGGAAATGATCCGACAACAGAGGCAGAAATTCTCTCTAGTTCATCAAATACATTTCTTACTACAGGGAATGTCTTTTCTTCGCAAGAAGTTAGCGATGACGGTGAACTTTGGGTAATACCATCTGACAGAAATGTATTAGTTAATCCTCCTGTTCCTCCGGCTGAATTTTATATCCCGAATGGCGCTGTTCCGGCTGCCGGTTGGGATGGTGGTATGGCTATTTATCAGCCGGACGGCAAGGTTTTAGACATTTACGGCGGCATTCGCCTTAGCACAGGCGAGCTTGTTGCTATGTATTATTCTGTTATCGATCCTACAGCCATGGGCGACGGCTGGTGGAACGGTATGCGGGCATCTATGCTTCCTGGATTTGCCGGCTTGATAATGAAATCTGAGGCTATCGCAGGCGAAATTAATCACGCGATGGCGCTTCAAGTTTCAGCAGGACTTTTAACAGAAGATTATGCCTATCCGGCCTTAGCATTTGATCGCGACGCGCGAACCGAAGATGTCCCTTATTCTGGAACGGTTCCTATGGGTGGGCGGTTAGCCCTTCCTGTTAATTTCAATATCGCAACAGCTGGATTCCAGACCACTAACGGATTAATGTTAGCGCAAGCTGCTAAAGATCACGGATTTTTCATTGTTGATCGTGGCGGTGATGGAATATCAGTTCTTGTTGAAGACAGCGATGTTGCTTCTCCAATTGACGAGTGGGTTTGGGAAGAGGATCAAGACCTTCATCTTATATTTGATAACCTAGAACTTGTTTCTAATGTTCCTCTTCCTCCGTCATTTAGTGCGACGAGTGCAGGTAGTCTGCCATCGATAACGCAATCTGCTGTTGGTGCTAGCTTATTGGCTATTCCTGGAACGGCAGCGAGCGTTCTAGCAAGTATAGTTCAATCCAGCATAGTAAAGCAGGAGTTTCATGCGAGTGCGCAAAGCGTATTGGGGAGCATTGAACAATCTTCTAGCGCAATCGAATCATTCGAAGGGACGGGAGAATCCACCCTTCAAGCCATTACGCAATCAGCCTCTCTATCAGAAGCATTTATTGCCACGTCGCAAATCGTTCTACCGGAGATTTCACAATCGGCTTCTAGCATTATAGGTTCTGCTCTAGGAACAGCGAATAGTGTACTGCCAAGCCTTGTTCAGAGCGCAGAAATATATGAAGCGTTCTTCGGTACAGCTGAATCTGTAATTCCAGCGATTTCACAATCGGCAGCAGCACAATTTGGTTCTTCTGAAGGTCTAGGCGCTTCGGCACTTTCTGCGATTACCCAATCCGCTTCTCTTGTCGAGCAATTTATTGCTACGGCACAAAGCGTATTGTCGCCGATTACCCAATCCGCTTCTCTTATAGAGGCGTTGTTAGGGACAGGAGATAGTGCACTCCCGGCCATAACTCAATCGGCTTCGCTTATAGAGGCTATGGCTGGAACGGCAGAAAATGTACTGCCATCATTAACTCAAAGTGTGTCGATCTTCGAAACGATTTTTGCGACGGCTGCCGGAACGCTTCCGTCAATTATTCAAAGCGGTGTCAGCGTTTTCGGTTCAGCACAAGGCACAGGCTCCAGCTTGTTGCCGAATGTTACTCAATTTGCTGAAATTATTGAATCTATATTGGGCGAATCCGCTGGGGTTCTTCCTGCGATAGTCTCTGGTGCGGAGGGAATAACTGGCTCGGCAACAGGCACTGCAGCTAGCATTCTAGCATCTGTTAATCAGGAAGCTAGTCTATCAGAAATTATCCTTTCTGATTCTGAATCGATACTTCCATCAATTTCTCAGGAAGCCTTTGTAGAAATAATCATAGAGGCTTTGGGTGGCTCGGTTCTGCCATCTATAATTCAAAGCGGCGTTAGTGTTTTTGGTTCTGCTGCAGGAACAGCGGAAAGCGTTCTATCGCCGATAGACCAAGAGACATCCGGCGAAGAAATCTTTATCGGAACAGCCTCTTCAACTCTTCCGAAATTCGCCCAAATGGGCGAAGTCATCGAAAGGTTTATCGCCTCTTCTGAGATCATCCTTCCTTCGGTTGCTACGTCTGGCGCCGCATCGCTAGAGCAGCCAACAGCAACCGGCGCAAGCGAATTACCAGCGATTAATTCGGATGGCTTCCTAGAGGAGATTTTTGCGGGTAGTGGCGCGATTTTCCTGCCTGGCCTAATACAATCAGCTTCTGCTGATCTTGAGATCAGGTTTGATGGCGTCAGCTTCCTTCCGTCTATTTTCCAAAGGGCATATGCGATTCAACCAATTAGTATAGATCGGAGCATAAACCTTATTGGTGATATTCAAGATTTTGGTTTGACTGGTAAGCGGTTAAATCGAATCAACCTAATAGGTAAAGGCTAATGCCACATCATATTCAAGACCTAGAGATCCATGCTGGGAATGATCTTGTTTTGCCAGTAACCGTTACTGCCGATGGGACTTCTGCTGGCGAGCGAGTTGACCTTACAGGAACAACGAAAATCGTTTGGGCCGTTTCACGCCGTGATGTTGATGGATTTATTCGCCTCATAACGAAAGAACTTGGCGATGGAATTACACTGACAGACTCCGGAGAGGGTGTGTTTGAGATCACGCTTTCCGCCTCGGAAACCTTAAATCTTCATGGGCCTTATCTTCATGAAGCGAGAGTGACGGATGCTGATGGTCATAAATCTACAGTTCTTAGTGGAAATTTAACTGTCCACAAAACGATTCTAACCGTTAATGAATAATTGGCCGCCAGTTGAGAGGATTTGGGAAGGCGAGACTTGTGCGATTCTCGCTAGTGGTCCGAGCATGTCTAAGGATCAGGCGGAATATGTAAGAGGGAAATGCAGGGTAATAGTCGTCAATAATACATGGCAACTCGCACCTTGGGCTGATATTCTTTATTCCTGCGATTATGATTGGTGGGCTCATTATCGCCCAGATTTTAAAGGGATTAAGATATCTCAATCAGAAAAAGCTCGCCAGATATTTTCTGACATAATCGCAATTCCATCTTTGTATAAGGTTGGGCTTTCTCGTGATCCTAATTTTATCCATCGCGGTGGAAACGGCGGATATCAAGCAATTAATCTTGCTGTCCTTATGGGTGTTAGGAAAATAATCCTTTTAGGTTTCGACGTTAAATCCTCTCGAAAAAAATCGCATTGGCACGGTAATCATCCATTAGGACTAAATTCTCCAGACGAAGACAATTTTGATAGGTGGCGAACCGCTTTCCAAACTATAATTCCTGACCTGGCATTAGCTCAAGTAGAGCTAATTAATTGTTCGCGCAGCACTTCTTTGGTATTTTTTAAATGCGCGAAACTTGAGGAAATTTTATGAGAACTGGCCGTTTAGATCGAAAGATTGAGATTCAGGTCCAATCTCAAGAGCTAGACGATAGCGGTCAGCAGCTGGATGTTTGGGATAAATTCGCGACAGTAAGGGCAGACCGTCGCGATGTTCGGGCAAATGAGAGATTTTCAGCTGAACAAGTTATGGCCATTCGAACATCGGTTTTTCGTATGCGTTGGATTTCTGGCGTACATGAAGCGATGAGAGTGGTAGATTCCGGACGGATTTGGAACATTAAAGGTATTGCATCTAATCAGCGTTATGGCTGGTTAGAATTGACTTGCGAAGCGCAGAATCCTTCTTCATCGGATTGATTTATGTCCTCTATTGGGGATGAAATAAGGGCGAGACTAATTACTAATGGGAGCATTTCTGCTCTTGTTGGTAATCGAGTTTATGAATTGCGTCCGCCTCAGGCCCCAACACCGCCTTACGTAACTTACCAGAAGGTTTCTGGCCCTAGATTCCATCAATTAAATGGGCCTAGCAACCATTCAAGGTCTAGAATTCAAATAGATATTTGGGCGAAACGATCTGAAGAAGTAGATACTGTTGCGCGGCTTATCAAGATTTCTCTTGATGGGTTTAATGGCACGCTTGTTACAGCTAAAGCTTCGATCCTTATGGATAATGAACAAGACGATTATGAAGAGTCAGCTTCTCTTTATAGAATAATTCAAGACTACATGGTTTTACATTCGGATTCATAATGTCACTTTATTTTGTGCGTAGTTATTCTGGCGGCGAGCTTGAGGGCGTTTTCGTCATTCGTGCGGGTTCGGAAGGGCGCGTGCGCGAGCTTATGCCTAATAAGAAAATTGAAATAAGCCTAATACCACAAGAAGGTGATGACGGTTTAGTTGTCAGGCTTGTGTTTGATAATGATGATGTTAAGGAAGCACCCGCAAGGGAAATAGACATTACTCAGCTTTCAGACAAAGGCCGCAGATTTTTAAATCTGGATACCGGCAAAGAACGTTTTGAACCTTTCTAATTTTTGACTTTGGTTGGCCTCTTTGTAGGCTATTGTATTTGAGGAGCCTTAGAAATGGCATATTTTAATGCTCAGGGGACAACCATTGCTCGCGGCGACGGTGCTTCCCCAGAAGTGTATACAATTATCCCGCAGCTGACTTCGATCAACCCGATTGGTCAGTCTCGTGGTCTTATTGATGTTACCAATCTTTCTTCTCCGGCGCGCGAATATATGAAGGCGCTGGAAGATGGTGACGAGATTTCTGTCACAGCTCAGTACGATCCGGGCGATACGGTTCATGCCGCGCTCCGTGGTGATATGGCCGCCGAGCTTCCGCGTAATTTCCGAATCACTCTCACGGATTCGCCTCCGACAACAGTTACATTTTCTGCCCACGTTACTCAGTGGCAGATCGGCGATGTTGCTGTTGACAGCGTTTATAGCCTTAACATGACTCTTAAGCCGACTGGCGCTCTTGTGTTTGCATAATTTATAGGAGATTTTTATGGCTAATAAGAACGGCCGCCCCGACTTTTTAACAGCAGTAAAGGCGGCGGGCCGCAAAGAAGCGGTAGCACTTCCAAATATGGAAGGGGTTAGCGTTTTTGTTAAGTCTCTTAGTGCGGCTGCGTTTCGTCGCATTAGCGAGCAATCACTCAAGAATGGTAAGTCAGTTAACGATCCTGATGCTTATGATGAGGAGGCTCTTAATCGAAAGATTCTGGCTGAATCTCTCGTTGATGAAAATGACGAGCGATTAATCCCGGAAGGCCGTGAGCATGAGACTGAAGATTTTCCTCTGGAAATTCGACGGATTCTCATTAAGGCAGCTTTCTCGATTAACGGGATTGGGGATAAAGCAGAGGGAAACGTTTAGCGCGCGACCCTAGGCGGTTATTTTTATACAGATTAGCTTTCCGTTTAGGTCGCGCGAATGTTGATGAATTGGAAGAAGAATTAACTCCAATTCAACTTAATGAATGGGTAGAGTTTAGCAACAGAGAACCATTCGGGGTTGATATTGATTTCTTAGGACATGCAATTGTAGCTGCGTCCGTCATCAATATGTCCCCAAATCGTGGTAAAAAGGCTAAGGCAATTTCGCCAAAAGACTTAATACCAAAATTTGATCGGCCTGTTGTGACGAAGAAGAAACTGAAAGAAAAAGTTGAAAATGATCTTGGTTTAGATTCCGCCAGAATTAGGCGTGATCTTGAGGCTGCATTTAAGAACAGAATTGTTTATGCTAAAAAATAGGCTTCAAGATGAAGGTAGTTTGGTCGATAGAGGGTGCAGCAGAAATTGAGAAATTTCTGATCGACATTGGGCCGCGTCCAGCAGCTAGGGCTGGTAATAGGGCACTTAGGGCTGCTGCGCGCGTCATTATGGAAGAGGCCAAGCGCCTTGTTCCAGTAGACACCGGTGAGTTAAGGGATTCGCTCGCCATCGTCACCAAGCGCCAAAATTCAGGCTCTCATACTCTTTCAGTTGATATTGGATTTAGAAAGCCGACATCCAGACGAGCGCATTTCGCCGAGTTTGGGACGGTTAATCACGCCGCTAAACCCTTTATGCGTCCTGCTATGGACAACAAGCAAGGGGAAGCGATTGACGCTATGAGCAAAATTTTATCGGAAGCGATTGCAAAAGAAGCTGTTAAATTGCCAAAAAAGAGATAACTACAAATATATTTCTAGGATTACATAGATGGCTGTAATTGGCTCTATGGTCACTAATCTCCGTCTTGAATCGACGGCGTTTATTCGTGACTTTGGCAAAGCAGCGAACGCTGTGGCATCGAATACGTCAGCCATGCGTCGGTCGCTGAATCAAATGGATGCTTCATTTACCCAAATTGCTCGGCAAGTTACTTCACTTCGTGGCATTTTTAACAGCTTGGGCACAGTTATTGCCGGCGCTTCGATAGGTGCGGGCGTTCGCGAGTATGTTCGTCTTGCAGACACTATGACGCTTTTGCGAAGCAGATTATCTCTTGTTGTTGATAGTTCAGAAAAATTAGAAGAGACAGAAAAAGCACTTTTCGATATTGCACAAGAAACAAGGACAAGTCTTGAAACAACATCCACGCTTTACCAGCGTGTCGCGCGGTCCCAAAAGGAACTTGGGGCCAGCAGCGAACAAGTTATGCAGTTTACCAAGACTATCCAGCAATTAACCACTACTAGTGGCGCTTCCTCGATAGAAGCTACGGCAGCGGTTATCCAGTTATCACAGGGTTTAGCTTCTGGCCAAGTTCGCGGCGAAGAACTGCGTTCTGTTATGGAGCAATTACCAGCTGTGGCACAAGCGGCCGCTGCTAATCTCGGAATGACACTAGGCCAATTTCGCGACGCGTCATATGCTGGTAAGGTTCAAGCTGTAGATTTTTTCAATGCCATTCTTAAAGCAGCACAAAAGGCGGACACTGATTTTGCAAAAATGACTAAGACGTTTGGGCAGGCTTATACTCAATTAAGAAATTCCTTATTGGTTGTTATTAATTCTAGTTCGCTTTCTAGTGGTGCATTGAAATCTCTAACTAAGGCGCTTGACGAGATTAGAGCTAGCATATCTGGTAGTTTTGTTAAGAATGTAATTTATTCATTTGGAGAAGCAATAACATTTACTGTCGATAACTTTAGGGAGCTTATGGGAGTTGTAGCGGCATTTGCTGCTTACAAATTATCTGCAATTTTTGTTTCGATTGTCTTTGCGGCCGGAAAATATATTGCGGCGCTTAAAGCGGCGACGGCGGCGCAAGGCGTTCTTAACATGGTAATGAGGGCTAACCCGGTAGGGCTTATTGCGACTGCTATTGCTACAGCAGTCGGCGCTCTCGTAATATTTGGAAATGAAACAGTTAAGATTGGCGATAGAACAGTTGAGGTTGGTAAACTTGTAACTGCTGTTTGGATGAGCGTCATAGGGACGTTTGACCTTGGTCAGAAGTCCATCGGAAAGTTACTGTGGTTATTTGCTGATATTCTTAAGATTGATGTAACTAATTTTTCAGAAGGTTGGAGCGCTGCTTTTGCTAATTTTGACCAAGCTACTTCCGAGATTGAGTCTCAGGCAGCCGAAATTCGCGCCATATGGTCTAATCTTGGGGAAAGCGCATCAGCAGTTACAGATCCAGTAAAGGAAGTTGCTAAGCAGTTTAAGGATGTTGGTTTGGCTGCAGGGAATGCAGTTAAGCCTTTGTCCAAAGCTGATGAGAAAATTGTTAAATCAATTGAAGGTTATAGATTAGCAGCTGAAAATCTCCGTGCTTTATCGGATGCCGCTAAAATATCGATTGACGCCTATGAGGCATTAAAGATTGCAACTGAACTTCGTAACGAAGCTCATCAGCAAGACATAAACTTGACTTCTCAGTTAGGAAAGACTTGGCTGGAAGCAGCTACAGATGCTAAGACTTTAGAAGGGTCAACTGCTAAACTTGCCGAAACAGCCAAATTCCTTAAAGACTCAAATGAAGAGAATATTAGAGCAGCAGAGCAGTATCAAAAGTTATCTGCTGCTCTTAAAAGATCAAGAATAGAATATGAACAGCTTAAAGATATCATTGAAATTGAAAATGAAGCACTTAAGAATAATATTGATTTAGCTACAGATTCAGGAAAAGCTTGGCTTGAAAACGCAAAACGCAGACGTGAGGCCAATCGTGAATTAGAAAAGACAGTTAAGGCTGCTGATGATCTCACTGAAGAGGCAAAGGATTTTTTCAAATCTCATAATGAATTAGCTCTTGAGCCTTTTAAGAATGCCATTCGTGGAATTCAGGAAAGCTTTACTGATCTATTCGAGAACATATTTTCTGGCGGCGTTGATTCCTTTAAGGATTTAGCTGACTCCGTCAAGAAGATAATGGTCCGCATGGCGGCGGAAATCGCCACGCTTATGGTATTCCGCCCTATTGTTGGTGGAGTATTAGGTAGCATCGCGCCACAATTAGCCTCACAAATGGGCTATGCGGCGGCAGCGGGCGGTGGTGGCGGT